GATACATCACCTTCAAACTCTGCTTTACCTGTTATATTAGATGTACCACCTATTGAAACATTACCAACAATCGCAGCATTACCAGATACACAAACAGCACCATCAAATTCAGCTTTACCTCCAACAGTTAATGTTCCTCCTATAGATGCATTACCTGCTATAGTAGCTGTGCCTCCTACAAAGGCATTACCTGATATACATACATCATTATCAAACTCTACTTTATCACCAAATGTTTTATTTGTGAATGTTTGTGTTGCTGCTATACCTGCTAACGTATCTGCAGATGCAGGCATTACTAAATCTATATTACCAGAAAAATCAGCATGAGCAGGTGCTTTTAATGCAGCATAATGTGCATTACCTGATTCACAATACATTCTAAGTTCTGATTGTGAACCAGTATTTTTTAAATCAATAATACCACCACCAACACTTACTGTACCACCCACAATAGTATTGCCAGATACGGATACATCATCTTTAAAATGTGAATATCCTGTAACACTTAATGTAGAACCAAGTTGTACTGCTCCAGCTATGGTAGCATGACCTCCAATATTTAAGTCTCCAGATACAGAAACATTGCCTGCCACATCTAATGTACTTCCTAAAGAAACAGCTCCTGCAATAGTTGCATGCCCTCCAATATTCATATCACCAGATACTGATACGTCACCTTTAATCGTAACTGTAGAGTTAAAGTTTGCAGCACCATTAACACTAACTGTGCTTTGTAAATGTGCAGCACCTACAACTGTAGTAGTTCCACTTACATATAAATTACCACCTATAGTAGCATTTGAAACTGATATATTACCTTGAACAACAGCAGTAATATTACTTAAATTAGAACCATCTCCAAAGAATGCTGAGGCACATACTTTAGAACTTACATGCACATCTCCTTTAACTGTAACATTGCCACCTAATGATACATTACCTCCTACATCAAGTGTGCCACCAATACTTGCATTACCTGCAATAGTAGTTGTACCACCTATATTAACATTACCTGATACAGATACACTATCTTTAAATGTTCCTACTCCAGCCACTGTTACAGTTGAATTAAATCCTGCTGCTCCATTTACACTTAATGTACTTTGTAAATGTGTCGCACCTTGTATTGTTGCAGTTGAAGATACATTTAATGTACCACCAACTTGTGCATTTGAAACTGATATGTTACCTGTAATAGGTATACCTGTAATATTTGTACCATCACCATAAAATGCAGAAGCACAAACTTTAGAGCTAACATGAACATCACCTTTTACAGTTACGTTACCTCCAAGACTTACATTACCTCCAACATCTAATGTGCCACCTACAGAGGCATTGCCTGAAACTCTAATAGCTCCTAAGAATCCTGCTGTGCCTGATACAGTTGCTGTACTTAACATATTGACAGCACCACCTACAGATAAGGTAGATGCTAATGAAGCTGCTCCTGCAACTGTTACAGTGCCACCTAAATTAGTATTACCACTAACAGATATATCATCATCAAATGTTACTGCATCTCCAAATGTTTTATTTGTTAATGTATCAGTAGTAGATGTACCAACTAATGTTGCTGCACTTGTTGGAAGTGTAATTGTTATATTACCACTAAAAGATGCGTGTGGTGGAGCTTGTAAAGCTACATAATGTGCGTTAGCAGATTCACAATATAATTTTATATTAGATTGTGTGCCTGTATTTTTAACTTGTATCTCACCACCAGATACCATAATATTACCACCGATAGTAACATTACCACCCACAGTTACATTATTAGTAACAATCAAACTTGATACAGATACATCACCAGTAAATACTAATCCTGTTAAATTAGAACCATCACCATGAAAAGCACTAGCACAAACTTTATTTGCTATTGCTAAATCACCTGCTACAGAGGCATCACTAGATACTCCAAACTTTCCTCCTACAAATAAATTACCATCTACTTGTGCGGCATTTGTAGCCACCTGTAAAGCTGTGGCACTTCCATCACCATCTACAATAGTAGTAAGTGCAGTAGAAATACCTGTATTAGTAGAAACATCTATTTTTAATAGTTGTTTATATGTATTGCTAATTAGTCTTCCGGTTAGTGTATTGCTCATATTGTATTCCACTTTCTAACAGTATCTGTTGAATCATCATTCCAAGTTATTGCTGTTGTATTCCATATTGCATTTCTACCACCATCATCAGGTCTTGGGTCTTTAATAGTAGGGTCATCTCTTACATCTGCAACTCTATTTTGTGGATGATTTTTTAAATCAAAATTAGCATCAAAACATTCAGGGCATCTAAGAGTATTGTAACTGCTTTTCTTCATTACTCTGTGTGGATATCTCATTCCACAACTATCACAAATAGCTAATGCTCTTTTATTTGTTGCCATTAAATATATCTCAATCTAGGTTTTACCATGAGACTTGCTCTATCTTTATTGTCTTCCATAGCTCTCATTAATAACTCTTCATAGTTTTGTTTTAATAATCCTAATCTTTCACCAGGTATATTAGGTCTTTTTAGTCCCATATAATATGCAAGACCTGCAGTAAGACAAGGTAAAAATCTTACTGGAGCATCTGCATTTTGTTGAAATGATTTATCAACATCTTGAACTTGTCTGATTGCCTCTATCCCTAGAACACCAGTAGAATTATCTGGTATAGGATAAAGATGTATGGTTGGATTACTAATATCTTTTTTTACAGCATATTGTGTTGGTCTACCTTTTTGGTCTTTGTTAGGTATAACATGATATTCTTCAAAAGATATTCTTTCTAATTTTGTTTCAACTGCAGGTGATGTCTCCTTGTATGTAACAAATAGAGCATCATTAACTGAGCTATCTAATGCATATGTTGTGGTGCTAGTAGCCACAGTGACTGCAGTTGTAAATGTAGACCAAAGTAATACACCTCTGTTTTGCCAGTCATTTAACATTAAGTTAATAGAACGTCTAGCAGATTGTGGTTCATGACCTAGTGTTTGTTCACCACCAATCATTTCCATGGCTTCTTGTATTACTTCATCAATATCTAAATTAAAATTAAATGTGCCGGATTGTGCCATTATACTTTTCTCGTTTGTTTTAATTGTTTCTTAGCTGCCTTTGCTAATCTTGACTGCTCTGGTTTACCACCAAACTTTGCTCGTTGTTCTAATACAGTTAGTATCTGTATCTTTCTAGCATATGGTTTTTTAATTCTTTTTACTTTTGCTATGGTCTTTTTAGCATCTGCTACAGTGGCATATTTAATACTTACTGTATCCTTTGGGTTCTCATCTGTGTATAATCTACGACCAGAACCTTTAGGCTTTTTTCCTGTTCCTACTTTTGGGTCTCTTTTTTTCATTCTTTTTCACATAGTTTGCAATTATTTTAGCTTGACCTGCATGTAGTTTTGAGGCCTTTCTTAATTGTTTAGGTAATTTTTTTAGTTGTTTTACCATATTATATTCTTCCTTTTGTTTTTTAAATACGAATAATGTTTGATTATCCATAACACACCTCCTAATTAAAGTTAGTGCGTTTCTTCAGTTACCCTACTTCCAACTCAATGAGTCAAACGATTATGTTTTTTTCTTCTTCTTTGCTTTGCTAGGTAATAAACCTTTGTTTACTGCTCTTGCTCTTTCACTAAAACCTAGTTTCTTACCTTGTTTAATTTTCTTTCTTATTGTCTCAAGTTTTGCGACCATTTCTTTTTTTCTTCTTTTTTACAAATGTTCTTACGTTTGTTGGTTTACCACCTACACCTTGTGCCTTTGCTCTTTTTCTTTTTACTGCACTGGTTATCTGTGATTTAGTCATCTTCTTATCTTTAGCTAATTTACTTCTACCACAAGATTGAAACTTACCTTTCTTTTTAGGTGCACCAATATCTACCCAATCACCTTTAGGCCCTTTGCCAAACCATTCTGTAAGTCCACCTCTAGGTTTAGCCATTATGCACTCCTATATCCACCACCACGTTTCTTATAGGTACGAACTAACCAAGCATTAGCATATGCACTTGGGTAAACATCAAACTTTCTTTTAGCCTCTGCCTTTACTCTATTATATAGAGCAGGGTTAGTAGGTTTAGAACCACTTTTTTTAGTTTTCTTTTTAGCAGCCATTATTTAACTCTTCCGCCTTTGGCTCTATACTTTGAAGTTTTACCTCCAGCCATTTTTTTAACAATACCACCTTTGGCTTTGTACTTAGAGGTCTTTTTAAAACCTATCATACCTCCACCCATTTTACTTACTTTGCCACCTTTAGCTCTGTACTTAGATGTTTTACCACCACCCATACGTTTTACCATGCCACCTTTAGCTCTGTATTTACTTTTTTTCACGTTTCTTCTCCTGTTTATATAAGTTATCAAAAGTTGTGTGG